GCGATAAAAGATTGCACCGTTTTCCATGATGGCATGGAACAAGAGCGCTTTTCCTGTAATGCAGGTGACACCAAAGATAATACAGTCTTCAACTTCGCCTTTATGTTTTTTAAGATCATATAAATACTCCCTTCTAATTTGTGCATACTCTACTGGGATGTTTGCATTTAAGTAAGCCATAATTTTTCCTCACTCTATTGTACCCCAGTTTTCTCCTTTTTTACAGTTAACTTTATTAGAGATCTCCAAAGGTATTGTTGTTTCCATAACATTTTGAATTATATTAGTAGTATAGTCATTATCAACTGATATACATAATTCATCATGTATTTGTATGTGTGGTACTATACCTTTTTCATACAAATCTACCATGGCCTTCTTTGTCATATCCGCTGCCGATCCCTGTATCAGTCTATTCAAAGCCTTGTATGTAAAAGCTGGCGTATAATAATTATGAAAATACTCCCACTCTTTATCTGTTAAATTTCTACCTTTACAATCTTTTGCTACTTTTCTATATTCTATTTCAAACTCCTTATAAGCCTCCTCCTTTGTTAATAAATCCACTTCATCAAATTTACCTTTTTTTGGATTCCATTTTCTGTCTGTTGTTTCATATTTATCAAATCTACAAAATCTATCATGCAAAGTGTATAATAATCTATTTTCTTTTGAAAAATTTATTAACTCCTGTGATAATTGTTTAACAAAAGGCACTTTTTTGTGATAATCAGAAAAGAGTTCTTTTGCTTTATCTTTATCTAAACCTAATTCTTTTTGTAATTTTATTTTACCCATGCCATAAAATAGTCCAAGATTTATAGTCTTAGCCTGAGTTCTAGATATTTTTGCCATGTCTGCTACAATTTGATGAAAGTCAGCATCTTGTTTATTAAATTCTTCTTGTAACTCTTCTGTTTTAGGTAAACCAATTTTAATTGCATAATGCACAACAATTCTAGGTTCTTGTTGTGAATAGTCAAAACTCGCCCAGTTACAATTTTCTTCTGGTAAAAACATTTCTCTCATTTTTTTACCAATATAACCCTTTGCAGGAATTTGTTGTAAATTAGGGTTTGACATACTGAACCTACCAGTAACAGTTCCACCGGAGTCAGATCTTATTTGGTTTATATCTGCGTGTATTCTACCTTCATGCACATAGTCTAATAATCCATTAATAAATGTATTAACGGCTTTATCATACTCTCTTGCCTTTGCAATCATACGTAAACATTTGTTGTCGTGTGTTTTTAAATAATCTTTTGGTAGTTGTGGCATCCCAGACTTTGGTGTTTTTTTGTAGTCTGTAATGTTTTGATTATTTAATAATTGTTTTATTGATGCAGCTGCCCATATATCAACTTTAACAGTTGTTCTTTTTTCTATAGCTTTAATTATTTGAGTTATTCTTTTTTGTAAATGTTTACCAAAATTGGTAGCTTTTTGGACATCAATCTTAACTCCTTTAAATTTCATGTCAACTAAACAAGGAAATAATTTTGTTTCTAATTCAAATATTTTTCTACAAGTTTTCTTGTCTTTAGTTTCTGGATTAGTGTATAATACTTCGTCCAATTTTTTATTGAAAAGGTCCCATAGTTTTAAAGTTAAATTAACATCTTGTTTTGCATATTCCTTTACAACAGAAGAAGGAAGTTTATGCATGTTAGACATAGGGTCTTTCACCATACCTCCAGACCATTCTAAAGTTTTTTGTTGTAAATCATGTTTATATTTTGAGTCTTGTAAATATTTTTTGGAGAGAGAGTCTAAAGAATATCTCATTTCATTTTCATTTAACACTGAAGCCGCAATCATAGTATCTACTATTCTACCTTTTAACATTTTACCTGTGACTGCTCTGATCCAACAAACATCATACATAGCATTATGAAATACTTTTGTAATTTTTTCGTTTTGAAATAATTTATCGTTAAGTGCATTCCAAAACTTAACAATATCTATAGAATCTTTATCTATATCTGTATGATTTAACGGGAAATAAACAGTATCTTTTCCAGTCGCAATCGCCACACCACATATGAAACCATCTCCTCTTATTGCACCTAACCCCTTAGTTTTTAAATTAGGATCGTATGTTTCTAAGTCAATTGCAACAGTATCAACATTTTGTAAATCTAAATCTTCAGGGGTATTACACATTATTTTATTCCCCAAGTATTTTTCTTTTCTTTTGGTAAATTTTCTTTTTTCTTAGGTTTTTCTTTGTAATCTCTTTCAATTATCATCTCTATAAAGTGTATTGCTTTCATTAAATCCTCTTTTCCATTTTTATCTTGATGCCTTATTATATATTTTATAGCACAACCTTCAGGATACAACAACTTATTCTCTACTACAAACTTACTCGGCTGTATGACATACTTTTGATAATGAGATCCTCCATGCTGTTTATCCCAAACATTTTTATCTTTATGTTCTGCCATATACTTCTCTTTCTTGTCTCATAATAAAATTGTGAAAATCTTCTCCCTTAAATCCTTCATTAAAAATTTCTTTTTTATTTGCTTCAATTCTACCTAAAGACATATTAGTTCGTGATAAAATGGTCCAACAATCATATTCGCCCCTACTATACGCTACATAACCTAATCTACGGCCCTCATAAAAGTCTTCTTTTCTTGTTACAGTAAGATCAACAATAACGTTATTTCGAGTTAAACCTTTTACTTGATGTATGTTTCCATATTCAACTCTTGGCATTTTTTCTACGTCAAAGTTGTTTAATAAAACTTTTTTAATAAAAGGTATTTTAGGTAAAATTTTTATGTCGGTTACAACTTCGCTAAAGTTTTTGTATTGTAAAACATTAGGTTTTAATAAATTTAAATCTATTATTTCTTGAATGTTGTAGTCTTTATTTATAAGAGACTCTAAATTTTTAACGTCCCCCATTTTATTAACTTTAACACCATTTTCTCCTCTGACACCCATTAAAGGCCAATACTCTTTAATTTGTTGTAAGGAAACTTTATCAGTTAAAAACTTGTTCCAAGTATTAAAACATCTAAAAACTTTTCGGCTTATGTGAGGATCACTTCCCACATGACTAAAATCTATACCATGTTTATAAAAAAATGTTTTAATTACATCATCAGACGGCACCCCCCTATATACAAATAAAAAAGTTTCTAATGTGTTTTTTATTTTTTGTAAAAGTTTAAAACTGCCTGGGCAAGGTTTATCTATTCTAGAAATAAAATTGTGTTCTCCAATCTTTCCGCCTGCAGGTAACCATTTTCTTGTATAGCCCCATTTTTTCCAAACTGGTGCTATTATATTTTTACATATTGTATTAATTGTTTCACAACATCGAAGACCATCTTTTAATTCATTGTCCTTATGTTTTAGAGCCAACATGTGAAAGTATTCTGGATCTGCACCTGCATATTGATATAATGTTTGATCTGCATCGCCAATAAAACGATATCCCTGAGGATCTTTTATATTAGTAGCTAATTTATGTAACGCTTTTATTTGTGGTCTACTACAATCTTGTGCCTCATCAACCATTAAAACTTGAATATCCTCCGGTTCTTTTCCATAAAATAAAAAGTTATCAATCATATCCTCAAATGATAATCTTTCTTGACCAGGTGTTTTTCTAAACTTATCGTATTCCTCTTTTAAATTTTTAAGCATTTTTACACTGTATGGTTCAAAAGACTTAGGATCACATACTTTTGCATATTCTTCAGAAGTCATTTCTCTGCCATGTAATTGCGAACAAAATTGATATAATGGATGTTTGTCCCATTTCTTTTTCCATTTTTTCATTATTGGAAATTTATTTGAGAATTTAATGTGATCTTCTTTTTCCCATTTGTTCATTTTAACATACATGGATCTACAATAACTATGTATTGTGCATATTTGTTCTTCTAAATCTTCTATTGTAACTCCTTGTAATTGAGGTAAAGTTTTTACAGCTTTTATAATTTCCATAGCTGCAACATTAGTATGAGATAATACAACAATCTCATTCCATTTATATTTTTTTACAAATTCCTTGTATCTTTTTCTTAACTCAATAAAAGTTTTTCCGGTGCCTGGAGGACCAGATGTAAATATAGGCTCATTCATTTTTTTCTCCTGTTATTTCAACGTAATCTCCTTCTAATAAAAGAGATCTATTTTCTACTTTTTGATCTTCTATTCTCCAAGAAACACACGATTTTTCTTTGTGTTTACCGTGATATTTCTTTGCTTTTAAAACACGTTGCACTTTTAAAACTAAGTCTACCCTAGGCAAATTTATTTTATTTTTTTGCAAGTCATCCTCAAAATGATCTAAGTTAAACTCAAGAGAATAATTTTTACTATTGAAGTAAGGTAATTTATAGATTGCTAAATTATCTTTATCTTCGTAAATGCCTTCTTTGTTTAAGTAGTTTGTAAAATATTTTCTAAATTTATAATCTTCATCTGCCTCTGCAACATAGTTATTAGATCTAGTTCTACTTAAATATTTTTGTCTCATAATTGTTTCAAAATCTTTTGGTTTCATTTTTGGAACCCAAAGAGAAGCCTGTCTTATTATCTCATCGTAAAACATTTGTTGTTTTGTAAGTGTTGGTCCATCAACTATTATTTCTTTTTCTACTATTTCACCTTCAACCAAAGTATTTACCTTAACTATATACCTATCACTTCCATATTCGATTATGTCACCAATTGATTCTTGTGCAATTTCTTTTCCTGCAGCATACTTTATACCAATCCAACTAAATAGTTCTGCAACACCTCTTGGTGAACATCCAATAATTTCTGCTAGTTTAGGTAGTCCTAAATTTTTATTAGCTTTTTCTCCACTAGATCCTTTTGATCTTCTTTTTAAAGCTTCATCATCGTTTGCAGCAATCGCTATGTTATATACAAACTCATCTATTTCATTTACATCCCATTGTGCATGTTTTAAGAGAACACCTGCTATCGCAGTGCAATATGCGTCCCTCTGGCCTTGTGGTGCGTATAATATGCAAAGTGCAGTAGAGAGAGCTACTTTTCCTACATCTGCTTTTAAATCCCCTGTATATTCGTTTAAACCTGCATATTTCTCCCATCTAACATATTCATTTGCTTTACTGTGTTTAGATCCTGGTACTATTGTGTATTTGTCATGTCCATGGCGTAACTCACATAACATTGCACCATGAGGTAAATTTTCGAACGTTTGTTTTAATTCTGAAGGTAATTTAAATTGTGTAAATTCTATTTCATCTTTCCACCAATAATGACTTGATGGATTCCCGTCTCGCCCAGAAATCGCACTACATTCTTTTATATAATGTCCAATAAATCTTTGGGCTAATTGATTATCAATATCTAAATCAACATCTCTATCTAGTCTCAACGCTATTTCACAGTGTGGATAATTCTTTTTCCATTCTTCTTTCGTTACTTTAAAACTTGGTTCTGACCAACCTTTGACTATTGGTGTGCCTTTAAGACAGGGTATAATAATCCTTCCGAGATTTATCCAATCTTCATACGTAACCGGTGGTTTGTTTATTTCAGCCATACAATTAATAGTGGGCGGATCCACTCTCGCTTACCCCGCCCACCCCGCGGATACTATAGGTTCAAAGATTTTTTAGTTTCTTCTTGAACTTCCGGTTTAGCTTGAATCTCACCTTTACCTACGCTAGTAGCAAAATTTTTTGCCATATCGTAAATACTTTTGTCA